AGACGTTGCCGCCCCCTTTTGTGACATACGGGCCTGCAGTTTTGAATACTCGGATTCTGCCTTTTCTAACTCTCTTTGTAATTCTGCAAATTTTTCTGTCGGGATTTTCTTTTGCGAAAATTCTTCCATTTTGCGATTGAGAGAATCTAAAGCCGCGCTGTCTTTTTTTATGGCATTAGACACGCGCATCATCTGGCTGTTTAAATCTTTTGTTTCAATTTTTGTGTTTATCCGTATCGAACCGTCATATTTCGGCATATCAGCCTCCTACCTTGATCCATTTCATAAAAGCGTCAACGTCTTCCTGTTCCTCTTCTGTCAGTTCCTCTTCCCGCTCTATTGCAAATATTTGTTTCTGCTCCTGCAATGCCTGTTTTGCACGCGTGTCCATCTTAGGGTCTATTTTCTGCTGCCGGATGGCTATGACGTTCGTGTATGCGCATTCACCGAGCGTGGACAGCAGTCCCATGAACGCCCAGTAGTGCATGTCAGACCGGTTCAGGTCGATTCCGTACTTCTCCAGAAATGCTGAATAGATGCGCCACTGGTCTATGTCAAAATCTGTTACCGGAACTTTGTCCTCATCCTTCGGGCGGTTGTCGGTATACCACCCGCTCAGAAACCACCTAAGGCCATCCACGGCAGTTTTTAAATCGGGTAAAGAAGAAGGGCTGCCGTCCCCATCCTCTGACGGATACAGCAGCCCCAGCGCTACAGCCAACCTTTCATCGTCTGATAGGTCCGGATCTTGCAAAGCCTGTGAAATCTGGATCCCTGTCTGGAAGGCTTCGTCTATGCGGAAACCCTCATATTCTGTTGGGAATTTATCAAGCAGCACATTCCACATTTAATTGCTTCGCGCCCCTTTCCTGTTCGGGCTGTATTTGCTTGTGATTTTCTGATTTCGTTCAGTGGCGAAGCCCTGAAGAATCGGTATGATCTGGTCTAAAAAGTCCGCAATAAGCTCCATTCCCGGGGATTCCACGTCAGGGAACACCTTTTTGCAACACCCGCTCCCAAACAGAGAATCCAACTCAGCGCAGGCCTCTTTGCATAAAGCGTCATACGCTCCGAAGCGTTCCGTGAAATCACCGGAAGAATCATTAGCAATCCTATCGGCTTCCTCGTTTTTTGCATTCAGCCATGCCACAAAATCGTCAAAACGCTTAAAAAAACTGTTGTCAGAGATGTTGACCGCAATATAATCGCCGTTGTCGTTGACCTCAATGCGTTTGACGCCACTGTCTACTCGTAAACTTGCTGCTCCCATCTTGTCCTCCTTATTCCGTTAAAGCCCTGTCAGACGCGGGCGTCGCCGTGAATTTTCTTGTGGTTACGTTAAACTTTCCAGCTTCTCCGTCACCTCTGCCACCCAGAGTCAGTGTATCTGTCACGTTTGACCCTGCATCGCCACCTGTGCCACCTACACTCACAACGCAGCGACGGCGGACTGCCGGATATTCAGGTCCAGCGCCGGAAACTCTCACGCGGACATAGGATGTTATGGCATCAGCTCCGACGGGCAGCGTGTCTATCATCTTGTTAAACCAGTCTGTAAGATCCTGATCCTCTTCGTCTACGTTCTGCCTTTCAACTTCGATGGACGGCGTATAGGATTTAAGGTCCGTAGATCCGTTTTCCTGATTGATGTACTGTACCGTCTCCGTCTCGGGGTTCATTTCCTCCGTTAAAGAGGTAATACCCGTTCCCAGAAGCCGGTAGTCTGCCGCTGTCCCATCAGAGGTCGTGTCCATTTTTACATCGACAAAATGTCTCAACAAATGTCTTTTCATTGCTTTTTTCCTTTCTTAAATTTCAGGCTCGATAACATTTTTATAAAAAACCGTAACCGGTAGAACCCAGTCCTGCACGCCATTCTCCTGCGGCTGTGTCCCATATGCGTTCCCGCGTGTTACCCGCTCAATCCTCCGCCCTGCGGTCAGATCTGGGTATATCGCTTTTTCGTACTCTTTCCCTTCAATCCCGGAGGGTTCGTGGCAAAGCCAGCGACCCAGCGTATCCAGGAATTCCAGAATAGTAATTTTCTGTCGTTCCCTTGCTCCCGTGGTCGAACGGTATACTACAAAGCAGGGATACCGGCATTCCTGATATATCCGCCCGAGTATATCTTCTTTTTCTGTATACACCAGCGCCCCGGAATCATTGGAAAACGCAATGCCATCCTCAGACCCGAGCTCTTCGAATTTAATTACTTCATCCGGATACAGCCCCTGAAACTGGTTAAGCAGCGACTTCATTGCCGCCGTCAAAACATCATAGCCGGTAGCATCATTCCCGATAGGTTCAGCCATTTTCCTCCACCTACTTCCCTAAGATTTCAAAATGCGGAATTATCGCATATGGTCCGCCCACTGACGA